CAAGTCACAACAATACACTGACGTAGTGCCATATGGATTGCCTGGCGGTGCCATGAGTGAGCCAATGACTTTTCAAACTCGAATCAATGCTGAATCAGTCTACAAATATGATCCTTGTGTGCCGGCATTTGATCAAGAACCTGTTGGACAAAAATTTGACGCTGTTATTTGTACACAAGTGCTGGGCAGTATTCCAGATGCTGACATGCTTTGGATCAAGCACAAGTTCATGAATTATGCAACCAAGTTTGTTTTTATAGGACTTCATAGTGTACCTGGCAAAACTAAAAAACGTATGTATGATCCTACTTATGTCAATTACACTCGACCAGTAGAGTGGTATCAAGAACAATTTAGTGCCTGGACTGGTCCCGATTTGTATTGGTGGTTTAGAGATTCTGATGCCACGTGCAATGACTGGTACAATATATGAAGATAGGATTTAACTGTAGCAGTTTTGATTTATTACATGCCGGGCATGTAACAATGTTAAAAATGGAAAAACAACTGTGTGACTATTTGATTGTGGCCCTACAAACAGATCCCACACTTGATCGTCCAGGTATTAAAAATAAGCCAGTACAAAGCACATACGAACGATATGTACAGTTACAAGCCTGCAGATATGTAGATGAAATTTTGGTATACGATACCGAATTTGATTTGATGCAACTGTTGCAAACTCAAATCATACACATCAGATTCCTCAGCGAAGAATATATTGACAGGGATTTTACCGGCAAGAAATGGTGCATAGATAATCACATAGAATTACACTATCACAAAAGATCACATGTATACAGTTCAAGTAATCTACGTGCAAGAACTGCCAGTCTTGAAAACACCAAAGACAATGTCAATGCATTGCCACAGCACAGCCCAGACCTACTAAACAAGGTAAGGTAAGAATTTTTTGTAAATCAAGCCTTGGCGACTTTCCGCGTCGGTCCAGTGACATGCACTTAGATCATTCAACCATTGTGTGCGATCAGGCATGACAGGGTTGTGAATTGTGTTGACATTTGTGTTGGCTACCTGCCAACACACACTGCTAGAATCATCTACCCACAATGGAATTCCCTGTAGTATTGCAGCAACTCCACTGCTACTGTTAAACACAAAAGCGCCAGCGGCATGTTTTAAATCTTTTAGTAAAGAACGGTGGATTGAATTACTTACTGTAACACCTGGTCGTACCAATGGCGTTGGATCCGCTACCTTTCCTGGGTGAGGACGTAATACAATAGGCATGTCAGTGAGTTGCTGTATAAGTTTTATTTTTTGTTCTGCCCAGTCCAACGGATGAAGCCCTTTCATGGTAAACCCGCCATCTCTTTGAATCAGCAACAATATGTATCTTCCAGTTGTGCGCCAATCATGCATGCGAACATTGAGATCTGTTGACAATTGATTCCATCTGGCAGAGTCTGAATTTTGATTGGCATAGTTTCCAGTGTCGTAAAAAGGACTGCCTATGCTGTAGCGTAGATACAAACTGTCGCTATCTGCAAATTTAAAACAATTTGCATCTATACACATGGTATGATTGCCTAACTGCTGCTGTTGTTGTATTATATGTGCTCTTAATTGTATATTAGGTGTGTGTTGTTTAGGACTTGCCCATCCTAACATCACTGCCAGTTTTGATGGTATGTATTTGTTTTGTGTTTCTACATGCACTCTAGCACCTTGCGATCGTGCGCCATCCGCAAACGCTATTAGGGTATCAACTTTTCTACCCGGAGTTTGTTTTTGCAACGAACTTAGATTTCCAACAACATCATACATATTCGTTTAGTATTTTCCAAGCAGTTCCATCACGCATTTCTGCTTCGGTGAACTGGCAGTAAGCAATGTGTCTTGCCCAGGCAGCAACTTCATCTAGTGTGGGTATTTTTGGTGTTTCTATTTCACTCAATGATTGACTACACAATGCCGCGGCAGCATTAGGTCCTAGTGTAATGGCTGGTTTGCCTAACAACAATGCTTCACCTGCTGCAATACTAGAAAATGTAACCAAGCAATGTACATCTTGTGTAAGCGCCATTTCCATAGTGTTATCATTTACTCTAACCGACCGACCTTGTTTGAGTCTAGTTACAATAGGGCGGTCTGTGTATTTTTTAATTTCATCTTGTGTTTGTTGTAGCCATTCTTCAAGATTGATATCATACAAGTTTAAAAGTTTTTGACTAGGTGGTGCCAACAAAATATTAGTACCAGGTCTAAATTTTGTCAGTTGAACTCCGGTGCGTTCTAATCTGTCATTGGGTCTGTCTACAATAAGACCAAAATTTTGTACATCATTTTTGGTAATCCTGTGATAGAGTTTGTGTTTGCCATTGCCAAAATAACCAGTATCTATATAGTAAAAGTCTCGGCCAACAGAACGACAGATGTTCATTTCTTTGCGTTTGGTGACACCTCTAAATATTGCCGGAATCATGCTGGTACTGTGTTTTTCCCAGTTAGAAATTTGTCCACCTGATCCTAATATAAAACTTTGCAAAAATGGATCATACATTTTGCCTTTCCTCTCAAATTTTGTATTGTTTTCATCATGGCCAATTGCCACTGCTGCGCTGTTGTCTAACTGCTTTAGTTGATCAATTACGCTTTCTAGTGTTATACCATAGTATGTTCCAGTTGGGTCAACTCGATATTTGAGAATGTTATCAAATAATGTTTTGATCTCTAGCGGAATCATATCAAACACATGAGATGGTGGTAGCGGAGTCGGCGTTAGTTCGTTGTGTGCTTGAATCCAATTGCCGCCGTATTCAGTTTTGACATAATTTGGAAACCAAGGGCCACCTTCTGTGTAATGTATGGCCTTTGGCTTGCCATCTTGTGGCTCATGATACCAATTTACCAACCAGTTCCAAGTTTTGTCAAGACTTCCAATTGCATAATCAGTCCATGTAAATCTATGCAAAAATTCACCAGTCTGTGAACTAACAATTTCAGGAGTCAGTGTTTGACAGTCTGCATGCGCACAGTTAAACAACATCAAACTTGACCAATTTTTTCTTGGATATAGATATTGTGTTTTGCCATCCATTTTTACTGTGTTGGTTGGCTGGTAATCGTGTTGTACTACAGCAACCGCTGCGTTGTCATTTGCACATTCAAATAATTCTTTGACATCATGTTCAAACAAAAAATCACAATCAACAAATACTGCATTTCCTTGATATTTACAAAGATACGGAACCAAAAATCTAGTGAATGTAAATTCCGTAGAACTTTGTGGATCTACTTCTCTAGTGTAAATTTCTTGAGCACGTAGTTCCGCTTGTTTGAGAAAATAAATTTCCACTGGCACTGTAGCATGTTTTAAAATGCTGTACTTACAGACCTCCGCAGCTAGGGGTTCTCTGCTGTCCCATCCAATAAAAATTTTTAGTGTCATCGTTTTGGTTTAACTGTGCCAACAGTTTCTCGTTCGATATCGCTGTGATCAAATTCTGCCCAATACAGTTCAAACGCTATGGTATCTTGAACTGCTTCAAATTGATGATATTCTCCCGGGGCAACTTTAGTATACTGCCCTGCTGTGAGTACAGTTTCGTCCACTAGATCGTATCCGTTTTTCCAAACACGAATAATCAATTTGCCAGACTCAACAAAAAATCCATTCCATTTGAACTTGTGTTTATGTTTGGAACACACGCCGCCTGCCTGAGCTTCTATCCTGTGAAATTCCAACACTCCGTTGGCTTCTAGCAGTTCGGTTTGCCCCCATATTTTTCCAGCTTTCATTTTCTTTCAATGTCCTCTTCTACACAATCTTCCCCAAACTGTATTTCAATCAGTTTGAGTGGTCTATCAGTTTCGTTACACAGTTGATGCCATTCATTGCGATGGATCCAACAGGCTTCATGCACAGTCATATGGTCTTTGACATCCCTGTCTGTGCTGGAATCTAGTGAGTATACTGTGGCTTCGCCTTCGGCCACAAACCAAAACTCCGCTCGCTTGTCATGCCGTTGCATGCTCAAACATGTTTTGGGCATGACAGTAAGTTCTTTAAGTTTGGTGTTGGCACCAACTTCGTGCAACACACGATAGCT